GGCAAGGGGCATCAACCAGCGGCTTTTCAGGTTCTAGAACGAATCGAGCTGCTTATACTAATTTACATAATCGTTATTCTAGTATTAGGTTAGGTCTACTACCTTACGAATATTCTTCTGAGGGTATTACCTGCAGAGATGCTATAGAACTTTGTCAAAAAGCTTATTGCAACGTAGCTGTATTCCGAAACGCAATAGATATTATGTCAGAGTTCACCAACACTGATATCTACTTAGAAGGTGGCTCCAAGAAGAGTAGGGAGTTTTTTTATGAATGGTTTAAAAAAGTTAATATTATAGCTCTTAAAGATCAATACTTCAGAGAGTATTATCGCAGTGGTAATGTTTTTCTTTACCGCATAGACGGAAAGTTTAAAGCTGATGATTACGCTAGACTTATCAATCAAGTCGGATCAATTGGCACATCAACCAATAAAATACCACTAAAATATATTCTTCTCAATCCGTATGATGTAATTGCAAAAAGGGCTACAACTTTTACATATGGAGGAGTATATCAGAAAGTTTTATCTGAATATGAATTAGCTAGGCTGGCTAACCCACAAACAGAAGAGGACATTGCTATATTTGAAGCTTTGGATGACGAGATTAAAGAATCTATACAAAGAGGATCTTTTACAAATAAAGGTATCAGTATAGACTTAGACCCTCAGAGGCTTTCATATTCTTTTTATAAAAAACAAGACTATGAGCCATTTGCCGTGCCATTTGGTTTCCCAGTACTTGATGATATCAATGCGAAGCTTGAATTGAAGAAGATGGATCAATCCATTACCCGCACAGTAGAAAATGTGATATTGCTTATCACTATGGGCGCAGACCCAGAAAAGGGAGGGGTTAACCCAAACAATATGGCTGCTATGCAGAACCTATTTAAAAATGAAAGTGTAGGTAGAGTTTTAGTTTCGGATTATACAACAAAAGCTGAATTTATTATCCCTGAACTAAATTTAGTCCTTGGGCCTGAGAAGTATCAGATACTCAATGAGGATATTAAACAGGGATTGCAAAACATTGTAGTAGGAGAAGAGAAATTTAATTCTACTCAAGTAAAAGCTCAAATATTTATTGATAGGCTACAGGAGTCGCGATATGGGTTTTTAAATGATTTCTTAAACAAAGAGATAAAAAGAATAGCTAAAGACTTGGGTTTCCGCTCTTGGCCTGAAGCTAAGATGAAAGATATAGACATGAGGGATGAGGTTCAACTTATGAGAGCTTCTACTCGACTTATGGAATTGGGAATCATTACTCCTAAACAGGGAATGGAGATGTTCCACAATGGAAAGTTCCCAAATCCCGATAAATTAGAGCCAGCTCAAAAAGAATTTCTTGAAGAGCGTGAGAAGGGGCATTTCAATCCTCTGGTCGGTGGAGTCCCTGTATTCGACCCTTCAGGTAGTTCATCAGGCCCAAGAAAAGAGAGTGGTAGGCCAGAGGGGACTACTGGTATTCCTTTAGCTAACGCTACTTATTCTAGGGCTAATATTCAAGAAACAATCTATTCTATAGATAGTTTTATCCATGACTCTAAGGCAAAAATGGCTTCTCATTTAAAAGTCGAAGAGCTTAGTCAATCTCAAGAAGAGATGCTCTCTAGCCTCTGCGAATCTATAGTTTGTTCACAGAATAAAGAATCTTGGGACGAAACCCTTGAATCATGTGTAAAAGATTTTAATAAAATAGAGGATTTAGATACTTTACGGGAAGTTTTAGATATATCGTCTGAGCATTCTTTAGAGACTTATCCTGCAGCAATTCTATATCATAGCCATGAAAAATAATTTTAAGTATACAGAAAACGGTATCGAAGTCGATATATCTGAAGCAATGCATTGCGGAGATAAAAACAAAGAAAGTCAATCTAAAAAGAAAAAATATTCTAGTTATGGTTCTCCAGATGTCGATAAACACTATTTTGATTCTAAAGAAAAAGCTATGGCTGACGCTAAAAAAATGGGACTTAAAGGTTTCCATTCACATAAAGGTAAAGACGGCAAGGTTGTCTACATGGCTGGTCCCGATCACGCATCGTTTATGAAAAAACATAAAGAGATGATAAAAGAATCTGAAGCGGGAATGTCTCCAAAACAAAAAGCTGCTCTTGATAAGAATAAAGATGGCAAGGTAACCAAGGAGGATTTCGAACTTCTACGTAAAAAAGGGAAAAAGTCAGAGAGTAAAGAGGAGAAACCTAAGAAAAGCTATGCTAATCTTTTAACTGACATAGCTAACAAAGAAGACTCCGAGTAAATATGGATTACAAATACACCGCGACTTTCGAAGCTCCGCTGTTATCTTGTGAGATAAATAAAGCTTCGTTTATTTCAGAGGCTTCTCTAAAAAACTTAGAGCCTCTCATACCAAAAGAGATAGACTACAATGAGAATGTAGATCTTATGGGTGTGGCTTTTAATGCTGCCGTCATAAATCAATTCAATAAGAATGGTGATGGTATGGATGCGGCAACCGCTGTTAAATACACTAATAAGTTTATTCATAAACCCACTAATATCGAGCATGATAAACAAAAAGTTGTGGGCCATATTGTTTCAGCTGGTTACAGTGACTACAAATCTAGCGAACTTATAGAAGAAGAAACCGCAGCTTCTATGAAAGAGCCTTTTAATATAGCTCTTGGGGCTGTTTTATATAAGACTATAAACTCTAGTTTTACTAATTTAGTTGAAAAATCATTAGACGAAAATAGCAAACAATATCAGAAAGTATCTGCTAGCTGGGAGGTGGGTTTCAATGATTATGTTTTAGCTGTAGGGAGTGATCGTTTGAGCGAAGCGCGTATTATCTCTGACCCTGAAGAGATATCGGAAATGCAGGGCTTTTTGAGGAGCTATGGTGGAAATGGTAAGACAGATAAAGGGGAGACTATAAATAGGTTAATCAAAGGAGATATATACCCATTGGGTATCGCTTACACTTTGAACCCAGCTGCAGATGTTAAGGGTTTGTATGCCCCTTCTGAAGAAACTAAAAAAGTTTTTATATCTGATAAAAGGGATAAAATTTCACAAAACAGTAATTTAAATGTAAACAACGAAAAGAACATTATTGATATGGAACTTGAAAAAACTCTAAATGAACTAAAGGATCTTCTTAGTGAGAAGAAATTCTCCAAAGAAGCGGTAGCTTCTATGACCGATACCTTTGCTGATGCAATCCGTCAACGGGACGAACAATACCGTAAGGATCTTGAAGCAGAGAAATTGGAGAAAGAAGAAAAGATCAAAGAATATGAAGACCTCAAAGCTTCGGTTGCAGAACTGGAAGCTAAATTTGGCGAAGCCAGTGAGCGAATCGTTTCTTTTGAGAACGAAAAGAAAGCTGAAGAAGCTATTGCTTCGTTCAATACTCGTATGGACCAGATTGACGAGAAATTCGAACTTGATGACCAAGATCGTGAATTCCTCGCTTCTGAGCTTAAAGGTCTTGGAGACGAAGCTGCTTATGAGGCATTTGCTTCAAAACTCGACATCCTTTGGAAGACTAAAAATAAAGAGGTTCAAGAAGAGTTCAACTCTCAAATTCAAGCTCGTATTGATGAAGAAGTTGCTAAAAAACTTTCAACCGCTTCAACCGAAGAGGTTAAAATCGAAGACGCTCTCGACGCTGCTGAAGTAGTGGATGCGGAAGTATCCAATGCTAACGAAGCTGTAGCTTCTCAAGAGCCTTCATTGCGCGATAAGTTCGCATCAGCTTTCTCTCGCGAAAACATTCAAATTTCTTAGAAAATAAACAAAAATAGATTATGGCATTACGAATTCTACCATTCAGACAATATTCTGACCACGATGTTGTGAACATGTACTCTGTCATTGGCAGTGACGTTCTCACAAGCACTACCGACACAGGCGCTGGCGATGCTGGCGTTTTCGTGAAGGTATCAGACGGAAACTTCGATAACGATCCTGTAACCTACCAGACGAACAGCTACTTGGGTAAAACCGATTATCCTTTCGTTGGTACTACAGAGATGTATCCTGAAGTTAATATTAAAGTTACAGGCGCTAAAG